ATGGAACAGTATTACACGCTGCAGGAAGTGATGGCGCGACTGAACATCTCGCGCGATACGATTATGGGGCTTATCAGAAAAGGGAAGATTCCCGGCACGATCAAGCTCAGCAATGTTTTCCGCATCCCGGAAAGCGGCATCCGGCGCTTTTTGGAAGCCCAGACCGTGCAGCCGCGCAAGCCGTTCTACGTGCCGCGCCAACGCAAACAGACCAACAGCAAGACGCCGGGCACGGCGAACGCAGGTTGGGCGCCGCTGACCATGGACGTATTCAAGAAAGGGTGATTTTATATGATTTTAATCAAGCTGCTCGGTTTTGCGATGCTGATCGGGACGGTCATGGGGTCCGTGCTCGGGATCCAGATCGTTATCGACCGGCTCGTCGCCGCGCAGCGCAGGAAAAGAAAAGCCGCACGGTCGTGCGGGAATATCGTGAACATCAATGAGTACAGAAAAAGAAAGGAAAGAAACGCATGAACCTGTATCACAAAGTAGAAGCCGCCTTCGACGGCATGGCAGACGCGTTGAAAGCGGCGATGAACGTCGCGGATAACAGCGAAGAAACGGAGCTGTACAGCGACCTCTCTATCGATATCGAGAGCTTGCGCGACGACGCCCAGAGCCTTTACGAAAAGCTCATTCAAAAGAAAAATGCCGCTTCGGCTGTTGCAGCAGTCGAAACGGCGAAAGAGTCTGAAAAACACTCTGATTTGAGTATAGACAAAATTCTTGAGAATGTCAAGGGGTCTTTCTTGCTCGCAGAGCAAAACCCGGACGGCGGCGTCGACGTAACCGCGAATATTAAATTCGGAGATGATTTAACTGCCGTGTACGGCGCGGTCGTATCCGTAATTTATTACATGGCTCAGAAGCAAAAGCTTTCGACCGATAAGCTGACAGAAATCGAAAATAAGGCCAGAAACCACGCCATTCGCCGCGTGCTCAAGGAGGAGTTTTAACATGACAAAGCGTACAACTGTAAAAAATGATAAGCTGGTATTTGTAAAGGTTCCGCCAAAGGTGCATATCGATGCACAGAACCGTATCCGCCTGACCGATGAAGCAATTGAGATCATCGAAAAGATCTATATGGACACAAACATCTCTTTGACGCAGATTGCGAGTGAGATGATCAAGTATGCTGCGGACCACGTTATGGTTGAACATCAGACGATTATGAACGAGGTGCTGAAGAAATGATGAAGATCAACAAGCTCGAAATTGAGAACGTGAAGCGCGTCAAGGCCGTGAAGATTGAGCCGTCCGAAAACGGGCTGACAATCATCGGTGGACGCAACAATCAGGGCAAGACCTCCGTGTTGGACAGTATCGCCTGGGCGCTGGGCGGCGACCGTTACCGCCCGTCACAGGCCGTAAGAGAGGGGTCGGTGATCCCACCGCACTTACATATTGTCATGAGTAACGGGCTTGAGGTGGAGCGCAAGGGCAAAAACAGCGACCTCAAGGTCACGGACCCGACCGGCAAGCGCGCCGGCCAGCAGCTTCTGAACGAGTTCGTGGAAGAACTCGCGATTGATCTGCCGAAATTTATGGAAGCGTCTTCGCGCGAGAAAGCCGAGGTGCTTTTGAAAATCATCGGCGTAGGCCCGCAGCTCAAGGAGCTCGAGGTGCAGGAAAACGACCTCTACAACCGCCGCCGTGCAATCGGGCAGATTGCCGACCAAAAAGCGAAGTTTGCGAAAGAGATGCCGTATTACCCGGATGCACCGAAGGAACCGATTTCCGCAAGTGAGCTCATCCGGGCGCAGCAGGAGATTCTCGCGAAAAACGGTGAGAACCATCGTAAACGCATGAATGTCACTTTAATCAGTGAAGAACATAAACGCTTGACGAAGAAAGTAGAAGACCTGCGCGCAGAGCTTACAAAGTACAGTCAGCAGCTTGCAAAGACCGAACGTGACCTGGAATGTGCGCTGAAAAGCGCGGAAGATCTGCACGATGAATCGACCGCAGAGCTTGAGAAGAATATCCGCGACATCGAGGTCATCAACGAAAAGGTGCGCACGAACCTCAACAAAGAGAAAGCCGAGGAAGATGCGGACGCGCACCGCGCCGAGTACGATACCATGACCGCAAAGCTGAACGACGTGCGGCAGAAAAAGATTGACCTGCTGAAAAATGCGTCGCTGCCTTTGCCGGGCTTATCCGTGGAAAACGGCGAGCTGACGTACAATGGGCACCGATGGGACAGCATGAGCGGCAGCGAGCAGCTCAAGGTCTCGACCGCGATTGTGCGCAAGCTGAACCCGAACTGCGGGTTTGTGCTTATCGATAAGCTTGAACAGATGGACACGGAGACCTTACAGGACTTCGGCACATGGCTCGAGCAGGAGGGCTTGCAGGCGATCGCGACGCGTGTCAGCACCGGCGGCGAGTGCTCAATCATCATTGAAGACGGCTATGTCAAGGGCGAAGTGCCGCAGAAAAAAGAATGGAAGGCAGGAGAATTCTAATGAATATCACATCGGGCAAAATCGAATCGGCGAAGAAAGTCGTCATTTACGGTCCGGAGGGCATCGGTAAATCGACCTTTGCCGCGCAGTTCCCGAACCCGCTGTTCATCGACACCGAGGGCAGCACAAAATATATGGACGTGCGCCGCATGGACAAGCCCACAAGCTGGGAGATGCTGCGGCAGGAGCTTACATATGTTAAACAGAACCCGCAGGTGTGCGGCACGCTCATCATTGACACGATCGACTGGGCGGAGCAGCTGTGCATCGACGATATTTGCAGCCGATACCAGAAGAAGGGCATCGAAGATTTCGGCTACGGAAACGGCTATGTGTATGAAAAAGAAGAATTCGGGCGGTTTCTCAACAGTCTGGAGGAAATCGTGCAGGCGGGCGTACACATCGTGCTGACCGCGCACGCACAGATGCGCAAATTTGAGCAGCCGGACGAAATGGGGGCGTATGACCGCTACGAGATGAAGCTCGGCAAGAAGACCGGCAGCCAGATCTCGCCGCTCGTCAAAGAATGGGCGGACATGGTGCTGTTCGCGAACTACAAGACGCTCGCCGTGCAGACGGACGACAAAGGGCAGAAGTTCAAGGCACAGGGCGGCAAGCGCGTTATGTATACGTCTCACCACCCGTGCTGGGACGCGAAGAACCGTTTCGGTCTGGCGGATGAGCTGCCGTTTGAGTACGCGCAGATTGCGCAGTGCATCGGCGGCAAGCCGGTACAGGCAGCACAGCCGACACCGACCGGCACAGCCGTACCGGTGCAGCAGATAAACGCCGTATTAGACGAGACACCGACAGAAGAAGCATACAGCATTCCGTCTTACGTGCCGAAAGCGCTTGCAGACCTCATGCGCCCGGAGCATGTGACCGCAGAGGAAATTCAAATGGCGATCGGGCAGAAGGGCTATTATCCCGAAGACACACCGATCTCGAGCTATGACCCTGCGTTCGTGCAGGGCGTGCTGATCGGCGCATGGCCGAAAGTATTTTCAGTAATCCGCAGCAACAGAGATTTACCGTTTGACGTATAAGGAGAAACAAATCATGGCAAACACAACGAACGAAAGAGCAATGGACTGGGAAGACACCATAGAAAACGAAAGCAATTTCAGAATTATCCCGGAGGGTGATTACAGCTTTACCGTAAGCAAACTGACCCGCGCACGTTATAACGGCGGTGCGAAGATCGGACCCTGCCCGAAGGCGATCTTAGACCTTGACGTGGTGACGCCCGAGGGCGTGGTCACCGTGCAGCACAACCTTTTGCTGCACACGCGCTGCGAGGGCTTGCTGTGCGCATTCTTCACCTGCATCGGGCAGCGCAAGCACGGGCAGCCGCTCAAGATGAACTGGGCTGCCGTACCCGGTGCACGCGGCCGTGCGCATATCGGCATCCGCAAATGGACAAGCGAAAAGGACAACCAAGAACACGAATCAAACGAGGTAACGCGCTTTTTAGACCCGGAAACGGCACCCGCCGCGCCGACACCGAGCTTTACACCGGGTGACTTCTGATGGAGCTGAGACCATATCAGCAGGAGGCAAGGCAGGCAGTTGAAAATGAGTGGGCGTGCGGCGTGGATCGCACGCTGCTTGTTTTGCCGACCGGCTGCGGAAAAACGATTGTCTTTGCAAAGATCGCCGAGGACAGCGTGCGGGACGGCGACCGCGTGCTGATCCTGGCACACAGAGGGGAGCTGCTTGAACAGGCCGCGGATAAGATACGCACGGCAACAGGGCTTTTGTGCGCGACGGAAAAAGCGCAGGAGAGCTGCCTCGGCAGTTGGTACCGCATCGTCGTGGGGTCCGTGCAGACCCTGATGCGCGAAAAACGCCTTGCGGGGTTCGACTACGACTATTTTGACAAGATCATCATCGATGAGGCGCACCACTGCATCTCGGACAGCTACCGGCGCGTACTGGACCATTTCAGCACCGCAAAGGTGCTCGGCGTGACGGCAACGCCGGACAGGGGAGACATGAAGAATTTGGGCGCGGTGTTTCAGTCACTCGCCTATGAATACACGCTGCCGAAAGCGATCAAGGAGGGCTACCTCACGCCGATCAAGGCGCTGACCGTGCCGCTGAAGCTCGACCTTTCCGGCGTATCGGTACAAGCAGGCGACTACAAAGCCGCCGACCTCGGCACAGCGCTTGACCCGTATTTATACGGTATTGCGGACGAGATGATGAAGTATTGCAGAGACCGCAAAACGGTCGTGTTTCTGCCGCTTGTGAAGACCTCGCAGAAGTTCCGGGATATTCTGAACGAGCGTGGTTTTTGTGCGGCAGAGGTCAACGGCGAGAGCACAGACCGCGCGGAGATACTGGAGCAGTTTGATCGCGGCGATTATAACGTGCTGTGCAACAGTATGCTCTTGACCGAAGGTTGGGACTGCCCGAGCGTAGACTGTGTAGTGGTGCTGCGTCCGACGAAAGTGCGCAGCTTATACAGCCAGATGGTGGGCAGGGGCACGCGATTATTCCCCGGCAAAGACCACCTGCTTTTACTGGACTTTCTCTGGCACACGGAACGCCACGAGCTTTGCCACCCCGCGAACCTCATCTGCGAAAATGAAGAAGTCGCGCAGCAGATGACGCGCAACATGGAAGAAGCCGCAGGCGCGCCCGTTGACCTTGAAGAAGCGGAGAAAACGGCATCCGAGGACGTTGTAGCGCAGCGCGAAGAAGCGCTTGCAAAGCAGCTTAACGAGATGCGCAGCCGCAAGAAAAGGCTTGTGGATCCGCTGCAATTTGAAATGTCCATTCAAGCGGAAGACCTTTCCGGCTATGTGCCGGCGTTCGGGTGGGAGATGTCGCCGCCGAGCGAAAAGCAAATCTCGGCGCTTCAAAAGTTCGGCATTTTCCCCGATGAGATCGGCAACGCAGGCAAGGCGGCGAAGATCCTCGATAAGCTCGAAAAACGCCGCACGGCAGGACTGACGACGCCAAAGCAAATACGATTCCTCGAGGGGCGCGGATTTCAGCACGTGGGCACATGGTCGTTTGAGACTGCCCGCGGCATGATCGACCGCATCGCCGCGAACAACTGGCGCACGCCGTACGGCATTGACCCGAAAAGCTTCAGTCCGGAGGCGTAAATGGAGTATAACAACGAGAACCTCTTGGAGCTGCTCGACTATATCGACCCCGCTCTGCTCGATTATACGGATTGGACAGGCATCGGCATGGCGCTCAAGAGCGCGGGGTACAAAGCTTCGGACTGGGATGCCTGGAGCCGCCGAGATTTAAAGCGGTATCATCCGGGCGAATGTGCGCGCAAATGGGACACGTTTACGGGTACAGGCATCACCGCCGGGACGCTCGTCAAAATGGCGCTGGATAACGGCTACAAGCCCGCAAAAGCAGACCATGAGCTCGATTGGAACGACACGATCGACCGTCATGATGAATTTGTTGTGGTGGACAAGAACTGGATTGAAGCGCAGGACATTCACGAACCGGAAAAGTGGAAGCCTGCCGCCGAGCTGATACGGTATCTCGAAACGCTGTTTGACAGCACGGACACGGTGGGCTATGTCACCGAGAGCTGGGAGAAAGACGGCAAGTACATGCCGAAAAGCGGCAGCTACACGCAAACGGCAGGCGAATTATGCAGCGCGCTGTATAAATGCGGCGACGACCTCGGTGCGGTGCTCGGCGACTATAACCCCGCCGTCGGTGCGTGGATCCGCTTCAATCCCTTAGACGGCAAGGGTGTGAAAAACGAGAATATCACGGAATACCGCTATGCGCTTGTTGAATCCGACAGCATGGATATCGCGAGCCAGAACGCCGTCATACGTGAATTGGAGCTGCCGGTCGCCTGCCTTGTGTACAGCGGCGGCAAAAGTCTGCACGCGATTGTGCGCGTTGATGCGGGCAGCTATGAGGAATACCGCGCACGCGTCGATTATCTCTACAAGGTCTGTGCAAAAAATGGACTGGACATCGATAAGCAGAACCGCAATCCTTCACGACTTTCGCGTATGCCCGGCGTGGTGCGCGGGGAGCACAAGCAGTTTTTAGTCGATACGAACATCGGTAAAAGCTCGTTTGAAGAATGGCGCGACTGGATTGAGAGCGTCAACGACGATCTGCCGGACGAAGAAAACCTTTCAACATTCTTTGACGATCTGCCGGCGCTTGCGCCTCCGCTTATTGAAGGCGTGCTGCGGCAGGGGCACAAGATGCTCGTGGCGGGCCCCAGTAAGGCGGGCAAATCGTATTTGCTCATCGAGCTGTGCTGCTGCATCGCGGAGGGGAAGCCCTGGCTTTCGTTTCCCTGCACGGCAGGACGCGTGCTATACGTAAACCTTGAGTTAGACCGTGCATCCTGCCTGCATCGCTTCCGCGACGTTTACACGGCGCTCGGCTTTGCGCCGGAACACATCGACCGCATCGACATCTGGAACCTGCGCGGGCGCAGCGTACCGATGGATAAGCTCGCGCCGAAACTTATTCGCCGCGCCGCAAAAAAGAGCTACATGGCGATCGTCATTGACCCGATTTACAAGGTCATCACCGGCGACGAGAACAGTGCCGACCAGATGGCGCATTTTTGCAACCAGTTCGACAAGGTGTGCACGGAGCTCGGCTGCGCCGTGATCTACTGCCACCACCATTCAAAAGGCGGGCAGGGCGGCAAAAAGAGCATGGACCGTGCGTCCGGCTCCGGTGTGTTTGCACGCGATCCGGATGCGCTTATCGACCTTATCGAGCTGGAGCTGACCGACGGCATCAAGGAGCAGCAGGAGAACCGCGCGGTGTGCGCCGTGTGCCTCGACTGGCTGACGCGCTACCGCAAGGCGGACGAAGCCGGAGACGATGACCGACTGAGCGCGACGCAGATGATGGCGCTGTGCAAAAAGCACCTGCGGGAAGCGTCATATAACTTAATGCTCGGCGATGTGTCAAGGGCGCGTACGGCTGCAAACGCAAAGTCCGCATGGCGTGTAGAAGGCACGCTGCGCGAGTTTCCGCGCTTCGCGCCGAAGAACTTTTGGTTCGATTATCCGATCCACCGGGCGGACGAAACGGGCATCCTGCTCGACCTGCAAGCCGAAAATGCCACGCAGAAGGGCACCGGCTGGAAGCAGAATTTCGGGCGCAAGAAGACCCCGCAGGAGCGCAAAAAAGAGCGTGAAGCATCACTTGACACGGCGTTTGAAGCGGTGGGCGAGGGCGGCAAGGCGAGCGTTAAAGAGCTCTCCGAGTACCTCGGTGTGAGCGAAAAAACGGTGCGCAACTACCTTAAAGGCAGCAAAGATTTTGAGCTTTCGGACGGCGAAGTGAGCAAGACAGGGAAAGGAAAATATCGGTAGGGAAAGCTTTCCCTGTACTTTCTCTCAAGGCTCGGAAAGAAGGAAAATATCGATATTTTCCCTTTCCTTCAAACGCTTTTTAAGGCTCCCGACGGAAGGAAAAAGTCGAGTAATTTTCCTTTCTTTCCGAGGGAAGGAAAAAGTATATATACTACGTATATATATCCGTTTCACTTTCTCTCACGGTCAAGGGGTGAAGAAGTGTGGGGGTCATGAGGTTCCCCCACACGACTTCTTCCCCTACCCTTGACGAAAGCAAATTTTCTTCAAAAGCAAAAATTCAGCAGTTTAACGAGGTGAAGCAAAATGACATTGGAGTTTTTTGTACCGATGGTGCCGCCGACGGTGACGCATCAGGAGAAGCGTGTGAACTGGTCGGCACGAAAGTTCTACGAGGACGATAACCTGAAAGCCGCCAGACAGAAGCTCGCCGCTTACATCGGCAGGCACAGACCCGAAAGCCCGATCACAGACGGTGTGCGGCTGACGACGAAATGGTGCTTCCCAAACGGCAGACATGCGGACGGAGAGTACCGCACGACGAAGCCCGACACGGACAACCTGCAAAAGCTGCTCAAGGACGTTATGACGCAGCAGGGATTCTGGAAAGACGACGCACTGGTGGCGTCCGAGATCACCGAAAAGTTTTGGGCGAAGATTCCGGGCATCTACATCCGCATTGAGGAGCTGTGATGGAGCTGCGGGAAGTTAAGCGACATATGAACCGCACGGTGCAGTACAGTGGCAGCGCTTACGAGCTGACGGCAATCATCTTCCGCAGAGACCGTAAGACCGGCAGCGACTTTTACCAAGCAGAATTAACCGACAAGAAAAATGACGGCTCCGTGTTGATCTGCGGATTGGAGCAAATTGAAAGCGAGGGAAAACCATGAACCTAACCTGCTGCCCGAGGGGGTGCCCGCAGCGTTCGGTGAGCTGCCATAACGGGTGCCAGACATACATGCGTTACAAGCTGATGCGGCTGCTGATGAACAAACAGCGCATGAAGGCTGTGGACGAAGTAGGCTTCCACCGTGATGTGCGACAGACGGTGAAAAGAAAACATGAAAGGAAGATCAGACGTGAACACTGAAGAACGCAAGAAAGTTTTAGATGCCTTGACTTCGGGCGAATGGGTCGAAACCAAAGCGGTGTGCGATGCACTGAATATTACTTTCGCGCAAGGTATGAGAATTTTTTCGTTCAGCCGAACGGTAAAGTGGAGTTCTCCACCGGCAAACGGACAGGATATTACGACAAAATTCAGAGTAAGGAAGTAGGAGAGAAAGTTATGAAGAATAAAATCATCTTGGTCGTGCTCGTAATCGTGGCAACGCTCACGGAGTGCATCGTGATGCGCAAGTCGCGGGAGTACGACGCAGCGGACAATATTGCCGGGCTTGAGCGCTGCGTGAAAGCCATGGTGGTGCTTGGCTTAGTGGGCATCGCCGCGGCGGTGGCGTTTGTGGCGATGTAAAAGGAGGATCAGGCGATGACGGAAAATTGCATTGAAAAAAATAAACGGCTCAACACCGGCAACAAAATTGCCAGTTTCCGAGTAAAACAAAGTATGCCATATGAATTTAAGGTGAATTATGCGCGCATAAGAGCATGGGAATTCTATAATGAATGTGGAAAAAGGAACTTGGATTGCTATGTTTCAGTAGGGGGACTTGACAGTATCACACTGTTCTTCTTCTTGAAATCAATAGGAATAGATGTGCCAGCAGTATCAGTCTCTTCGCTCGAAGATGTTAGTATCCAAAAAATCCACAAACAGATTGGAGTTATCTCACTACCACCAGCAGTTAGAATTGATGGTACGCGATGGAATAAGCAAAAACTAATTCAAGAATTTGGTTTCCCTGTACTCTCCAAGGAAATCGCCCGTAAAATTGAAATGCTTCAAAACCCAACTCCCAATAATAAAACCATAAGGCATGCAATTGTTACAGGCGAAACTGGTGAATATGGTGGATTTCAAAAGCATTCAAAAATGAAACTTGCGCAGAAGTGGCTCGAAAAATTCGGCGGATTAGAAAATGAAGAAGAAGGCGTGAATTATCAAATTGCACCGTTTAAAGTCTCCTCGAAGTGTTGCTATTACCTCAAGGAAAAACCGTGCTCTGATTGGGCTAAAGAGCACAATTGTGTACCGTATTTAGGGCTGATGGCATCCGAAGGCGGAAGACGTGAGAAGTCTTTAATGCTAAATGGCTGTAACTACTTTGGAAAGGGAACCATTCGTTCAGCACCATTTGCAATTTTTAATAGACAGGATTTATTACAGTTGGCACTTGATTTAAAAGCCCCTGTCCCTGAGATTTATGGAAGCATACTGAAGGATGAAGATGGTCATTTGTATACTTCTGGAGAGCAGCGAACCGGATGCTCGATGTGTGGATTTGGAATTCAGCTCGAAAAACGGCCTCATCGATTCGATCGGCTACGGGAAAGGAACTACAAAGAATGGGATTTTTGGATGAATAGGTGTTGCTTTGATGAAAACGGAACACCGTATGGCTGGGGAAAAGTTTTAGATTATCTCGGAATTGGGTGGCGAGATATTCCGGAAGCAGAGTTCGCGCCGGAGCAGATGACGCTAAATCAATGATGGAGGCAGGCAATGACAAAAGAACTTTTGGAGCAGTACCCAGACATCTGCGCGGAAATCGAGGAGCTGAAGGCGAAGGACAGCGCGGCGGTCAGCGACGTGGTGCAGGCGAGCGCGGACGAGTTCCCGTTCAACCTGCACAGCGTTACCGTGCAGGGCTTGCCGAACCCGAAACACGCAGAACGCATTCGGGAACTTGAAGTGCAAAAGGCGGAGATCGAAGCGTTTGTGAGCAGGCTTGCCTACCGCCCTCAGAAGCTCGCCCGATGTGTCATGAAGCACGGGACGAGATGGAAGGTCATTATGCGTGAGATGGGCGGTTACAAGTCGCCAGAAGCGCTGCGAAAAGAATTTTCGAGAATTTTCAAAAAAATTTGAGATTTGTCCGCTTTGTCCGTTTTGTCCGCTTATAATGATAATTGAGGAAGTCTACAAGGAGCACCTGCGCTGTTGCGTGGGTGCTTTTCTTATGCCCGAAGCCGAAAGGAGGGGTGCACGTGAAAAGAGAATACCGGGTGTGCCCGAGGGGCTGCAAATGCGTTTGGGCGGAACAATCGGACGACGCACGCTTCTGTATGCTCTCTGTGTGCCCCTACACGGCGATTTCGGACGGCGCGAGGGTAGTTTCACTTATTGAGAGTGAAAACGCAGCAGAGGGCCGTACAGACAATTTAACAAGCAGGTGCGAAGATGAGTAATCCGCGATATGCGAACGGTACACTGCGCAGGAAACACCGTGCCAGACTGAAAGCCATGGGCGCGCCATGCGGGATATGTAAAGGGCGGTTTGGTCCGATACATTACGATGAGCCGAGCGACGCGCAGCACCCGCTTTCGTTTGTAGTCGATGAAATTAAACCCGTAGCACGTTGGCGCGAATTTGGCTACGCTTCGGCGCGGTCTGCGGCGGAGGACTGGACAAACCTGCAAGCGGCGCATTATTTTTGCAATCAGCAGAAAGGCGCAAAAGTAGGAAATCCATTCGAGGAAAAGAAAGAGAAAAAGATATACCTAAAAATCACTGATGGAAACTGGTAAGTTTGCCGAGAGTGGGGAGGGTGCCCCCCTATCCCGCCCCGGCGACCCATCGCCGTCCAGCGCCGATTTACACACAGGGTATTTTTGAAAGGGGTGGCAGTGGCATGAAAATGAAAAGCATCACGGCAAAAGGCAGCCGGATAGAGCAGCTCAAGGAGCTTGCGAAAGTGCTGGCTGCCGGCATTGATGATTGCATGGATCCGAAAGCTTTGCCGGCAATGGCAAAGCAATACAGAGAAACCATACGGGAAATTGAGGAACTGGAAGGAGTGAACGGCGATGGCGACGAGATCAGCGAAATCCTCACGAGTCGCGAAGTCGATGGGAAGCCAGGAGCCGTCCGAAAGAATCGCGCCTGAGTATGCAGCAAGCGACGGCATGGACGCGGTGAAGTTGCTGCGCGTCGGCGGCACGGTGCTCGACCCATGGCAAAGCGACATCATGGATGATTGGCTCGGCCGCACACCATCCGGCAAATGGGCAGCGCCCACAGCAGGCGGCAGCGTTCCGCGCCAGAACGGCAAATCGCTTTTGGTACAGGGGCGCGCGGAAGCCGGCATGCTGATGTTCAACGAGACCGTGATCTACACGGCGCACCTCCAGAAGACTGCGACGGAGACGTTTGAAGAAATGCGCAATTTCTTCGAGCACCCGAAGCTTCGGCGGTATGTTGCCGAGATCAAAACGGCGCTCGGACGCGAACAGATTGTGCTGAAAAGCGGCGCGCGCATCAAGTTTCTGGCGCGAACCCGCAACGGCGGCCGAGGCCAGCACGGGGACCTTTTAATCTTTGACGAGGCCCAAGAGTTGGACGAGACTGCGCAAGGCTCGTTTCTGCCGGCGATTTCCGCAAGCTTGAATCCGCAAACGGTTTACGTCGGCACGCCGCCGGGCCCCGATGCTGTGGGCACGGTATTCCGAGGTTTACGTCAACGTGCATTGGATGGTGAGGCGAAACGTGCAGCATGGTTTGAATTTTCCGTGCCGGAGATCGGCGACGTGACAGACCCGAAGCGATGGGCGGCAACAAATCCGGCGCTCGGGCGACGCATCCAGTTTTCAACCATTGAGGGCGAAGCGGAGCAGCTGGACCCGGATACGTTTGCAAGAGAACGTCTAGGTTGGTGGAGCCCAGTGGCGGCAGAAAATTTGGATTATGCCATTGACCGCAGGGCGTGGGAAGCCTGCGCGAGTAACGACGAAAAACCCGAAGGCAAAACCGCATACGGCGTGAAATTTGCTGCGGACGGTTCGGCGGTATGTCTGTGCGGCGCGGTGATTCCAAAGGAGGGACCGGCACGCGTGTCGCTCATCGAGATGCAGCCCTCGGGGCGCGGGCTTGTTTGGCTGGTGGACTGGCTTTCCGCCCGGTACGACCGCGCGAGCTGCGTCGTCATCGACGGGCGCAACGGGGTGGACGTGCTGGTCGAGCGCATCAAGGGTGTTTGGCGGGCGAAAAACGCTGTCATTCGTCCGGGCGTGAAAGACGTGCTGGCAGCGGTGGGATTGTTTACAAATGCCGTGAACGAAGGCGTTTTGACATGGTACAAGCCGCAGGAAGCGCTGAACGAAAGCACCGTGACGGCGGTCAAGCGTCCGATCGGCGGAGGGTACGGCTTCGGCGGCGAAAACAGCTTACCCGTGGAAGCCTGCGCCCTGGCACTCTGGGGTGCGAAGACCTGCAAGCGAGACCCGACGCGGAAAATGAGGATTGGATAGAGGTGAGACGATGATAACTTTGAATATCGGCACGGTGCCGGGCTTGAGCGCAGACGAACAGCAGAAGCTCATCGAGCTGCAAAACGTGTTTGCCTATCACCAGGACAAGAACGACACGAAAGACAAATATTACGAAGGACATATCGAGCTTAGCGACGTGAACCTCGGAATCGCTTTGCCGCAGGGGTTGAACAAGCTGAAGGTCGGATGCAACTGGGGACAGAAAGCCGTGGATGTACTTGCCGCGCGCAGTATGTTCGACGGATTTGTCGGCACGGCGGGCAACTTGGACGGGCTCAGTAAGCTTGTGCAGGATAACAGGCTCATCGCGGAGTACGGTAAGGCGTGCCGCGACGAGCTGAAATATGGCTGCGTGTTCGCGACGCTTTCCGCCGATGCAGACATCGGCTGCAAGATACGGTTTCATTCGCCTGCGACCGCCGCAGCTCTCTGGAACGGCGAAAAGGGGCGCATAGACTGCGGGCTTGCCATTATCGATACGATACCGGACGAGGAATACAGCAACGAGTGGGTGCCGAAGCTCGTCAACATGTACACAGCCGATACGGTACTGGTGCTGCACCGTGAGCGCGACGGCTGGCGCGTGCAGCGCATGATGCACCGCATGGGTCGCCCGCTGATGGAGCCGATGATCTGGAGTGCGACGAGCGGCAAGCCGTTCGGGCGCTCTCGGCTGAAAAAGCCCATTCGCACTTTGATTGACGATTATATCCGCACAGTGGCAAACGCGACGATCGCGCTTGAGTTTGACACGACCCCGCAGAAGTACATTTTGGGCGTGACGGACGACCAGTACGACGCGATTGTATCGGATAAATTCAAACAGTACGTGGGCAGCTTGCTTGCCGCAACCAGTAACCCCGAGACCGGCGAAAACCCGGTATTCGGGCAGCTTGCGCAGGGCAGTCTTTCGCCCCATGTGGAAAAGATGCGCATGACCGCCACGCAGTTTGCGGCGGCGACCGGCTTGACCGTGACGGATGTCGGCATCATCAACGACGCGAACCCCACGAGCAGCGACGCGATTTTGGCGCAGAGCCAGACGCTCGTTTTGCTCGCCCAGCAGCTCAACACCGGCAACGGCGACGCGCTGCGGACGATCGCGTGCATGGCGCAGGCCATTGCGCAGAACAAGACGCTTGACGAGCTGACGGAAGAAGAAAGTGGCATCATGGCGCACTTTAAGAACCCGGCGATGCCGAGCGTGGCAGTGACGGCGGACGCAGCGATCAAGATCGCATCGGCACGGCAGGAATTTGCGAGCACCGACACGTTTTTGGAGATGATCGGCTTTGACCAGGCAGACATCCGGCGTATCAAGTCACAGGAACAGCGCGTGCGCGGACAGCAGCTTTTGATGGAGTTGAACGATGAAGCAGATACCGTCGAAAGCATGGCTTAGTTACATAGGCAAGCTGCGTCGGTTAAACACCACGGTTGCAAACTGTATGCAGGCGTATGTAGATCAGTACGGCGTTTCTGACAGCCAGAAGCTCATAGATGTTGCGTATGGGCTTGTGACGAAGTACGGCGAAGGCAGCGCAGCGCTTGCGAGCGAAATGTATGACGCGCTCGCAGAGCTTCAGGGCGCGCACGTGCCTGCGGCAGAGCCCGCAGAGACCGCCGAGTACGGCGAAGTGGTACGCATGGTCAACGCGACAAAAACCAGCACGCCGCAGCTCAAAAGCGGGGTGAGCCGCCTTGTAAAGCGTGCCGGAGCCGACACGATGCTGAAAAACGCTTTGCGCGACGGCGCCGAATTTGCATGGGTGCCGAACGGCGACACCTGCGCGTTCTGCATGACGCTGGCTTCCCGTGGGTGGCAGCGGGCGAGTAAGAAAGCCATAAAAAACGGGCACGCAGAGCATATCCACGCGAACTGCGACTGTACATATGCTATTCGGTTTGACCCGGAGGTGAACGTGGAGGGCTACGACCCCGACGCATACCTCAAGGCTTACCGCGATGCCGGCAGCGACGTGAACGAGCTGAGGCGCATCCACTACGCCGAAAACCGCGAGCGCATCAACGCGCAGAAACGGGCGGCGTATGCGGAGCAGCATCGTCGAAAGATAGGTAAACAAGGTCAAGAGATCATTGACAAGCCGACTTATAATAAGCTGACAAAGGGCTTCTTGAGGCATGGTGGTCTTATTATTCGAGGCGAAGAAGCGGTAAAGCATCTTGAAAAACAGGGGGCATATGCTTCCTACTTTATGGGTGGCAATTTTGCTTTTATTCGTGATGATGCAACCGTATCGGATGTGCTGGAAGAAATGTATCATGCTTTGCAGGATCGTAAAAATATGTTTGCGGAGTATTCTCAAGAGGAAATGTTAATTCGCAGAGAAATCGATGCGCAAAAGTACTTGATTTCCGTTGCTGAAAGATATAAAATACCGATAGAGGAAACAAAGGTTACCAAGCAAAACCTTGCAAATTATGAAGAACGATTGAAAGAACGTCTTAACGGTAAGGAGGGTCAAAAAGAATGAAAAAAGAATACAAAATCATTGATGACTTTCAAGCCGGTCCTACGGACATCCGCGTACTTGTTCTTGACAGGGATTATGAATTCCTACCTGTAGCAGAAAGAGGAATTGCAATTATCGACGGTGTGGAATATCCGTTTCAATTGAATTCCATTCCATGTTGGGCGACAATCAAAAGCCATGACAGCTTCAAAGGGAAAACCGTAGAGTTTTGCTGAAAGTAAAAATTAAACACAGTTGATAAAGCAGCTTAGCGCTTATGCGCCGGGCTGCTTTTTTCATACCTAAAATTACGCGACGGCTGCGGAAAAGCCGGAAAGGAGAACCAAAATGGCAGAAACTGTGAACCAGGAAACGAACGGCACTGCGGCCGAAACGCAGGAAAACGAGCAGCGCACCTTTACGCAGGCGGAAATGAACGCGATCATTCAGGACCGGCTGACGAGGGAGCGCGGCAAATACGCAGACTATGAAGCGCTGAAAGCGAAAGCGGCGAAGTTCGACGAGGCGGAAGAAGCCGGGAAGACCGAGCTGCAAAAGGCGAATGAGAAGGCGGACGCTTTGCAGAAGCAGGTGGATGCTTTTACAAAGGCGGAGCAGCTGCGCACGGTGCGTCAGAAAGTCTCCGCTGCTACCGGTGTGCCGGCAGAGCTTTTGAGCGGCGACACGGAAGAAGCCTGCACCGCGCAGGCGAACGCAATCTTGAAATTCGCGAAGCCGAGCGGCTATCCCGCCGTGAAAGACGGCGGTGAACCCGGTGCACGCGGCGGCACCGAAAGCGACGGCGTGGCAGCGGCGTTCGGCGCTTTAAACCCGTCTTTGAAAATCTAATTTTGTTTACGAAAGGAAAGAAATCTTATGGCACACACAAACCAGGAACGCTGGGCAACTCTGGTAGACGCGAAGCTTCGCAGCCAGCTTGTTACCCGTGATAATCTCATTTTCAACAACCGCTACGAGGGCGACCCGAAGGCGGGCAAAGTAAAAATCCCGGTGCGCGACACCGAGGTGGCGGTGAAGACCTACAACAAATCGAAGGGCGTGGACGCTTCCGAAGGCTCGACAGCGTATATCGATCTTTCCATCGATCATGATGAGGCCGTGAACGAGCTCATCGACGGCTTCGATGCTGCGAGCGTGCCGGACGGCATCGTGGCGGAACGTCTGGACAGCGCAGGCTATTCGCTGGCGCTCTCGATCGACAAGGCGTCTATCAACGCGCTCGAGGGTGCTTCCGGCGCAACGGTCAGCGCCACAAAGACGGCTGCAACCGAGACCACCGCATACAAGCTCGCGCTCGAAGCAAAGCGCGTACTGAGCCGCAAGGGCGTACCTGCCGACGGCCGTTTCCTCATTGCGTCGCCGGAGTACCTCGAAGTCCTCATGCTGGATGAGCATTATATCAAGCAGGGCGACCTCTCCCAGACGCTCGTGCAGCAGGGCGTGATCGGTCGCATCGCGGGCTTTAATGTGTTTGAGTCCAACAACATGGATTTCGAGAGCACGACGCGCGTCGCGAGCAAAAAGACAACCACGGAGTTTATCGCCGGTCACCCGAACTGGTGCCACCGCGTGATGGAGTGGCAGGTGCCCGTGCATTTGCAGGACCTCAACGGATCCGGCAAGTTCATCGGTGCCAGCGCGGTGCAGGGTCGTAAAGTCTATGGCCTGACGGTATCCAAGCCGCAGACGCTGTACATTAAGCGCACCGAAACCGCGGTGGGCTAAGATGCTGTACGCAACAGCTGAGGACGTTGCGGCGGGGTTCCGAAATTTAAGCGACGATGAAAGAGGTCGCTGCGTATCCCTTTTGGAGGAAGCGGCGGTCATCATCGACGCGTATAGCGCCGGGGCGGACGCGGACCGCAAAAAGCTCGTTTCCTGCCGCATGGTGCGGCGCATTCTGGGCGACGGCGGCGGGAACGACGCGCCGCTTTATCCGCTCGGCTCCACGCAAGGCTCGGTGAGCGCTATGGGCTACTCCCAGAGCTGGACGATGGGCAGCGGCAGCGCGGGCGAGCTGTATCTCTCAAAGCTCGAAAAGAAGCTGCTCGGCGTCGGGAACCGCATCGGCGCCCGCAGCCCTTTGGAGGGATTATGCGATGATACGCGGGATTGACGTTATACTATACCAAAAGCAGCAGACCGGCGAGGACGCGTTCGGCGCGCCGGTGTTTAAAGAAGTGTCGGAGACGGTGCACAACGTGCTCATCGGCGAGCCGACAACGGAGGAGCTTGTGAACGAATTGCAGCTTTACGGCAAGCGGCTCGCGTACACGCTGGCACTGCCAAAAGGCGACGCGCACGACTGGCACGACGTGACGGTCGAGTTTTTCGGGCAGCGGTTTCGCACATACGGCGACGTGACGGAGGGCATCGATGCAATGATCCCGCTGCGGTGGAACCGAAAGGTGAAGGTGGAGCGATATGGATAAAGTAAAAATCGAGCTGAACAGCAGCGGTATCCGGCAGCTTTTGAAATCCGAAGAAATGGGACAAATGCTGAAACAGCAAGCCGAACAGGTACGCGCCCGGTGTGGAAGCGGATACAGCACAGATTTGTACCAAGCAAGCAGCCGAGTTATAGCGGGCGTATTTGCGGAAACGGCAGAAGCCGCAAAGCAAAACAGTCGCGAAAATACGTTGCTTAAAGCCCTCGGGAGATAATCATGATTGAGATCATCATCAAAAACTATCTCGCGGAAAAGCTTTCGATGCCGGTGGTGCTGGAAGTCCCGGCAAACTCGTCAAAAAGCTTTGTATTGCTCGAAAAAACGGGCAGCAGCCGCGAGGAGCGCATTGACCGCGCGATGCTGGCGATCCAGTCCTACGCGCCGTCCATGTACGAAGCCGCAAGGCTCAATGAGTGCGTGAAAGCCGCCATGGACAGCGCCGCGGAGTTGGATGCCGTCAGCGCATCGCGGCTTAACAGCGATTACAATTTTACGGACACGACGACAAAACGATACCGCTACCAGGCGGTGTACGATCTCGTTTATTTCGACGAGTGAAAGGAGCATGAATAATGAGCACAGCAACCAATGTAAGCACAGGCAAGCCGAAAGTAGGCGGCGCGATCTACCGCGCACCGCTTGGCACGGCGCTGCCGACCGACGCCAAAACCGCGCTCACCGAAGCATATAAAAATCTCGGCTACGCATCCGACGAAGGCGTGGTGAACTCCAACTCTCCGCAAAGCGGCAACATCAAAGCGTGGGGCGGAGACAATGTGCTGACCTATCAGAACGAGAAAACCGACACGTTTGCTTTTACCCTCATCGAAAGCCTTAACAGCGACGTGCTGAAAGCGGTGTATCTCGATGAAAACGTCACCGGCGACCTTGAAAAAGGCTTGACGGTTAAAGCAAACGGCAAGGAGCTCGCCGCGGGCGTGTGGGTTATCGACATGATTATGCGCGGCGGCATTTTGAAGCGCGTCGTCATTCCGAACGGCACGATTACCGAGGTGGGCGACGTGACGTATGCGGACGAAAGCGCCGTAGGCTACGCGGTCACCGTGACCGCCGTGCCGGACAGCGCAGGCAACACGCATTACGAGTATATGAGCAAGCCGGCAGCGGCATAAGGAGGTAGATCATGATTAAAGGTAAGACAAGCGGCGGCTTCGAGTTTGAGATCGACGGCGGCGTGCTGGAGGATATGGAATTTGTGGACGCGCTGGCGGAGACCGTGAACGATAACCCGCTGGCGTTTTCCAATGTCTGCGCGATGCTGTTCGGCAAGGAGCAGAGAAAGCGCCTGTATGACTTCCTGCGCGGCGATGACGGCCGAGTGCATATCACAGCCGTTTCGGACTGTATCCGCGAGGTCATGGACGCGATCGGAGACGCGGGAAAAAACTGATCGTCCTTGCCCGCATGATCGCGACGGACAATGACGCCCTGATCTGCGACATGGCGGAAACCTACAAGGTGTTTGACCTGCGGGCGCTGCCGGTGCCCATGCTGGCGACGCTCGCGGCGGGCTTACGGGACGATTCGAGAATCAAAATAAAGTTATCGGGAGCGCGTGCAGCGACGGACACCTTACTTTTGGCGTCCATAGCTGACGCGCTTAATTTTTTAGCATGGGCAAAAACGAAGGCGGCGCAGACCGGCAAAAACCGCCCCAAATCGTTTTTGACTGCGTTTACGGAAGTGCCGCAAACGCACGACGAAGTGACGGGCTACCGCACGCCGGAAGACTTTAAAGCCGCATGGCAGCGGTTAGGGGGTGAAGCAAATGGCGACTGAAATTGCAAAGGCGTATGTGCAGATCGTACCCTCAATGCAGGGTATACAAGCGCAGCTCTCAAAGAGTTTAGCCCCGGCAGTCGAGATGAGCGGCAAAGAGTCGGGGCAGAAGATGGGCAACGCGCTCGCGGGCGGATTAAAGTCTGCGGCCGACCGCTCCGGGAAGGGCTTGCCCACCCGCGGGGAAGCCCGCAGCCGTGGGATTCGGTGCGGCTGCGGCGGCTGTGGCGGCGGTTGGCAAGTCGGCGCTGAATGCGTATGCGGATTATGAGCAGCTTGTCGGCGGTGTGGAGACGCTGTTCGGAAATGCGTCGGACAAAGTGCTGCAAAACGCAAACCGAGCATTTCAGACAGCCGGTCTTTCCGCCAACGAGTACATGGAGACGGTGACGAGCTTTTCCGCATCGCTTTTGCAAAGCGTGGGTAAGGACACAAAAAAAGCGGCGGAATATGCCGACCAAGCCCTTGTGGATATGTCCGATAACGCCAATAAAATGGGCAGCAATATGCAGGACATTCAAAACGCCTATCAGGGTTTCGCCAAGCAGAACTATACGATGCTCGATAACCTCAAGCTAGGCTATGGCGGCACAAAAGAAGAAATGGAGCGCCTTATCGCCGATGCAAACAAGGTGAAGCAGGCTAACGGTGAAATGGCAGATTTGTCGATAGATAGCTTTGCGGACATCACCGAAGCGATCCACATTGTACAAACAGAAATGGGAATCACAGGCACGACGGCAAAGGAAGCCAGTACAACCATTCAGGGCTCTGTCGGCATGATGAAAGCATCGTGGAAAAACCTGCTCGTCGGCGTTGCGGACGATACACAGGACTTCGGCGGGCTGATGGATAACTTTGTCGACAGTGTGGGAATAGCCGCAAAGAACATTCTGCCGCGCGTAGAAACGATCTTAGGCGGTATCGGCAGTCTGGTCGAAGGCTTGGCTCCCGTGGTCGCACAGGCCGTCCCGCAGCTCGTGATGACGATCCTGCCCGGTATGGCGTCGGCTGCCGCATCACTGCTGCAAGCGTTTGCGGGCAGTCTGGTCGAGCTGGCACCGGCATTGTTGCAGTCGGCGCTCAGCGGTATACAGACGATCCTTGTAAGCGGCCTGAATGTGCCGCAGGGGCTTGCGGATAACATCATGCACGTTTTTGATAATGCTGCCAAAGCGATAGAGAATGTTTTGAGTGCGGTCAAAGATGCAATCGGCACGATTGGCAGCGCTTTGAGCAACGCGGAAATAGACTGGGGCGGCATCTGGGACGGTATCGCAGACGCAGTATCAGTTGCCGGTGATATTATCGCCGGAGTGTGTACAGCAATCGGAGACGCTGTGGTTTATGTAGGCGGTATTGTCGGTACAGCTTTGCTGGCAGTCGGCGACCAACTCGGCTGGCTTGTTGAACAGGCGCAAACAGACGGCACGGCAATCCATGCTGCATGGACAGCGATGCAGGACGCTTTCAGCGCGGTGGGCGATGTAATCGGCATGGCATTGGAGGGCTTATCCTCTCTATTCGGCTCATTCTTTGCGAACAATCAGTCGGGCACAAGTTTGTTTTCTGCCGTATGGGAGTATGCGGCAACATATCTTGCAACGATTGCGCAGACCATTGCCGGTGCGATACAGGGCATTGCGGACGCAATCAAATGGCTTGTGGACGAAGCGCAGACGGACGGCACGTTCCTCAATGCGATCTGGACGCAGGTGCAAACAGTATTCGAGACGGTGACAAGCGTCATTTCGTCACTGTTCTCCGCGTTCACGACAGCGCTCAACGGCGACTGGAACGCATTCGGCGAAAATCTGCTCAATGCCGGACAAATATTCCTTGGCGGGCTCGCTGACCTTTGGAATAACGGATGGACAGCGATTGGTAACTTTGCAACGCAGATTTGGAATGCAATCAAATCCTCTGTTTCAAACATCATCAACGGCATAAAATCCACGATCGGCACGGTGGTGGACGCGATCAAGTCTAAGGTGACGGCGGTGTTTTCGGCGGTAAAAACGGCGATCGAAAACCCGATAAAGGCAGCCAAAGAGACGGTCACGTCAATTTTTAACGCCATTAAAAAGGGTATCGAAACGCCGATCAATGCGGCGCGGGACGCGGTGCGCAACGCGATCGACAAGATCAAAGGCTTTTTCAATTTCTCTTGGAGTTTGCCGAAGCTCAAATTGCCGCACATCTCCATTACGGGCAGCTTTAGCCTTGTGCCGCCGCGTGTGCCGCATTTCGGCATATCTTGGTATAAAAAAGCCATGAACACGCCGATGCTGCTGCATAATCCGACAATCTTCGGCGCGGCGGGCGGCTCTCTGCTTGGCGCGGGCGAAGCGGGCCCCGAGGTTGTCTCGGGCGCTGCAACGCTGATGGACATGATCCGCTCGGTTGTGGATGACGCGCAGCAAACGGACGGTATGCCCGTCACGGAACTGCACGCTATTTTGACGATTCTGCGCGAAATTTTGCAGATGCTCATCGGAGGCTCTCCGCGCGACGAAAAGCTTGCAGCGATGCTGGCGGACGCGATCAGCCGGATACAGTTGCAGGTGAACGCGGTGTTCGACCCACGCGAAGCCGGTCGTGCACTTGCACCGGAAGTGGACAAGCGGCAGGGCGGCACGGCAGTTCTGCGTGAAAGGGGAGTGGTCTGATGGGCGTGCTCATCGGCGAAAACGACATGTACACGGACTTCGGCATGATCTTGACGGATCTTTCGCTCGAAATGCCGGAGGTCAAAACGAAATACCAGGCATTGCCGCTCGAAAACGGCAGCATCGACCTGTCCGAGGTCGTCACGGGGCGCCCGGTGTACGGGCTGCGCACGCTCAAACTGACGTTCAAGCGGCGCGGCGCTTCGGCATCGGAGTGGCTTTCGGTATGCTCGCAGATCGCGTCTGCGGTGCATGGCAAACGCCTGCCAATCACGTTGCCCGATGACCCGGACCATTATTATTTGGGTCGTATCGCCTGTACGTTGGGCGCGAAGGAATACGGTGCGGGCACGTTTGAGATCACGGCAACATGCGACCCGTATAAGTACGTGCAGACCGAAAGCTCGGCGGTGTGCGGCGCGGGCACGACGGCAGTTATCAACAACGGCGACGAGATCGTCTCGCCGACCTTTACGGCATCCGAAACGGGCATGACGGTGGCGATAAATGGCGGCGCGGCGTACAGCATCGCGCAGGTGGGCAAGGCCGTAAAAATCCCCGGATTGTTGCTTTTGCCCGGCGCGAATAACGTCACCGTGACCGGCACAGGCAACGTCGTTTTGACTTGGCGCGAGGGGGTGTTGTAATTGTTTAAGATTACGGCGCAAAACCGCAGCGGTATAACCTATACGTTATACGATCCCCGCAGCCCGGATTTAAAGCTCATCTCGCCGACGTGCAAAACGGCCGTGAACAAAGCCGGACTGCTTACCTTTTCGGTGCCGCTGACGCACCCGCACACAGACAAAATCGCAAAACTCGATACGGTGGTAACGCTGTGGCAGGATGATGCAATTTTGTTCCGCGGGCGTGTGCTTAACGACGAGTGGGATTTGCGCAGCACGCGGAAAATCGAGGTCGAGGGTGAGCTCGCTTACCTAAACGACAGCGTGCAGCCGCTGACGGTATACCATGACATGACGGTGGCGGCATACTTTGCGAAGCTTATCGAGCTGCATAACGCACAGGTGGACGAAAGCCGACGCTTTACCGTGGGACAAGTCACCGTGACAAACAGCACCGACAACGTGTACCGGCAATCGGACTACGAGAGCACCATGGACGCGCTGCAAGATAAGCTCCTTGACCGTATGGGCGGCTATCTTGTGATACGATACGGCAAAGATGGCACGCGGTATTTGGATTACCTAAAGGAGTACGGCAACGTAAACAGCCAGCGGATCACCGCAAGCACAAATCTGCTCGACATGCTGCACACCGTGCGCGGCGAGGACGTTGCGACGGCCATTATTCCACTCGGTGCGCAGCTCGACGAGGACAAGGTGGGCACGGTAACGCCACGCCTTACAATCGCTGCGGCAAACGACGGAAAAGATTATATCTACGATGCGGACGCGGTGGCAAAATGGGGCTGGATTTATAAGGTCGTCGTGCACAACGACATCACGCTGGTCGAAAACCTCCTGCGTGCAGGCTATGCCGACTTAGAGGCGGCAAAATACCTGCGAGGCAGTATTGAGGTAGATGCAGTAGATTTGCATCTTGTGGACAGTTCCGCTGAGCGCATTAAGCTCGGCGACATGATCCTGTTTTCGGGCCCAGACAGCGCAACGCCCATATCGATGCTTGTATCCGAGATCGATTTGCCGGTGGACGAACCGGGGGACGCGACCTACACGCTCGGCACCTCATACCGCACGATGACAGAGCAGCAAGTCGACGCACGGAAAGACTTAGGCGAGCAGCTCGAGCTTGTGCAGGACGAGACCAACAAGCGCACAGACAAAGTGCGGCAGGAGCTCACCGATTACAAGGTCGACGCGCGGAAGGACATGGACAGCATCACGGCATCGGTAACGGAGACCCGCACCGAGCTGACGACCACCACCGAAAACGTGTATGACGCGCTGGGACGTTTACAAGATACCGCAGTCTCTACGGAGGAGTTTGAAAGAGTTAAACAACTGCTCATCACCCAATGGAGCGATCAACTCGAATACCGCTTTACGCAGGTGACAAATCTCATTGACAGCACCAACGGCACAATAGCGGAAAATCAGCGGCTTTTAGAGCAGTATATCCGCTTTGAAGGGGCGCGAATTACGCTCGGCCGCAGCGACAGCGCCATACAGGCGGTGCTCTCCAACGACCGGCTCGAGTTTGTTGAAAACGGTCAAACCATTGCGTATATCTCCAATCGTATGCTGTATATCACGGATGCGCATATCACGGGCAGCTTGTCTTTCGGCAACGCGGACACGGGCTTGTATATGTGGCGTTATAACGCGGAGGCCGACACGTTTGATCTTGAGTTTGAGGGGGACGACTGATGAGCAAAAACAGCTATAAAGCCCAGCTTAACTATTATGACAGTAAGTGGGGCTGGAAAAGCGAGGGCACCGCCTCGCAGGGCCAGTGGGACGGCACAGGTGTGCGCACCGGCGTGCTGTACTTTCCGGGCCTTGCAGCGCTCAAGGGCAAGATCATCAACAGCGTAAAGCTCACCGCGACGACCGGACAAACGGGCTATGGCACAGCGACCACCAAAACGGTATACATCTACAACTCCGCCTCGCAGGGCGGCATTAAAACCTCGCTCAACGCAGGGCACCGCACAGGCAATGCGCTCGGCAGCTGTAAAGCGCCCATGTGGGATAATACCAAAACGTTTGATGTTGCTTTCATGGCGGCATCTATCGCCGCCGGGTACGATACGTACTGCATCTACAATGGCAGCTCTTACACGGATTATCTCAAATGGACGGCTGTAACGCTTGAGGTGGATTGGCAGGAGCCCGCAACACAGCCGAGTTTAAGCGCCGCAACCGTAGAGATGGGCAAGAGCGTGACGATCAACACGCCTGCGGTAAACAGCGCCTACAGGCACACACTGCGCTACGCGTTCGGCAGCGCATCAGGAACGATTGCCACGGGCATTGCAAGCAGCGTGAGCTGGACGCCGCCGGTGTCGCTCGCAAATCAAATACCGTCCGCCACGGCGGGCAGCGGTACAATCTATTGCGATACATATTCCGGCAGCACGCTCCTCGGCACAAAGTCCGTAAGCATCACGCTCACCGTCCCCGGCAGCGTAGTTCCGTCGGCGGGCACGCTTTCGGCAGCGCTCGCCGAAGACACGAGCGGCACGGGTCTATATGTAAAAGGCATGGGCAAAGCAAAGCTGACGCTTTCGGGCGCATCCGGCGCATACGGCAGCAGCATCACCTCGTACACGATCACCGGCGGCGGATGGACGGCCACAAACAGCGCGCTTACAACCGGCACGTTGGCATCGGCAGGCAACATCACGTTCACGGTGACCGTCACCGACTCCAGAGGGCGAAAAGCCAGCACTACGCGCACAATCAGCGTCATAGACTACACAAAGCCCGGCGTAGCGGTGTGTGACGTGTACCGCTGCGATGCAGACGGCAACCGCAAAAAGGCAGGCACGTATTTTGCCGTGGAGATCAACGCGAGTTACAGCGCAATCACCGGCAACACCTTGAACATTACAGCTCGATACAAAAAGCAGTCCGAGAGCAGTTACGGCACCGCGATGAACGTTACCAACAACGGCAAAACCGTGATCGGCGGCGGAAATATAGGTGCGTCCACCACCTACGACGTGCTCGTGACGGTGGCGGACAAGTATAACAGCTTACTTATCCAGCGTACTCTGTCTACAAAAAGTGTGCTGCAATCCTTCAAACGCAGCGCAGGGGCGGCCATCGGCAAAGTGGCCGAGCTCGCAAACTGGCTGGACGTGGCGTGGAATACGCGGATTCGGGGTAATTTAAAGGTGGATGGCGGTATGTCGGATGGGGCGTGGAATCGTGATGTGAAGGATTTACTGCTCATCAATTTTTCTGGCGATGATCCGTATAACACGAGTGTCAATTATGACAATGTTGTGCGTACAGAAGATGCATCTACGTTAATCAATAGCCCCGTGACTTCAGGTCCATTTTACGCTTATCGTAAAGTATATCCCGTATATACACCATGGAGCCATCACAGCAAAGTTTTTGTCGAGCTGAAAGAGGTTTTTCCACAAAAAGGGCGTATATGGACACAAGCCTATGACCCAAATAATGGCTGGGGTGGTAATGGCTGGTCTCATCCGTTCACAAATAAAGATATCGTGCCGATTGCGAATGGCGGTACTGGTGCGACAAATAGAGGCGATGCGTTATACAATTTTATTGTAGGCGGGGTATACTCTGGAAATTTAAATGATTTAGCGGTAATAGGCTCGTACTTGATAAATCTTTCTAATTGTCAAAATGGCCCCTCGAGTTCTGGATACGGAACAATGGAAGTCACCAGATCTACGACTAACAACTATTTGCAGCGATTTACATTTTATATGGGAATGACTTATTATCGCACATTCACCAATGGACGATGGTATGACTGGAGAGCATTACCGAACGCGCATACAGCAGAAACATTGTGGGAAGGCAGCTTAAAAAACGGCACAGCAACCATTGCAAATGGCGCGAAGTACGCATATTTAATCGTTGGCGGCTGGGCTGGAAGCAATGAAGACGCAGTAACGCAAATAATCCCGGTTGGATGGGGCACGCACATGAGACTTACCAGCGCAGATAAATGGCTTGCCTATCAATGTGATTCATCCGAGCCCAATGCCTCGATAAGGATTTTGAGTAACCCCTACGATGGCGCAATCACTTGGGTTTGGGGCGTAAATCGATACAAGGAGTAAACCAATGCAGATAACATTAAACGATCAGGGCTATATCGAGAACTATGCGCTCATCGGCGGGCTTGTAGACGGCATTGAGATAGAGGCGCCAGACGAGCTGCTGGAGGACTTTAAGCAGCACCCGGAGGCGTACAAGGTAGCAGATGGTGTGCTCGTGCTCGATGCAGATAAGCTCAAGGCCGACGCGGATGCGGCGGAGCTAACCGTTATTCGGCGGCGGCGCGAAACCGAATGCTTTGCGTATATCAATCGCGGCGAGCTGTGGTATAGCCTACTCACAGAAGAGCAAAAAGCCGAGCTTGCAAACTGGTATCTCTCTTGGCTCGATGCGCCGGAGACGCGGACAATCCCCGCACCGCCGGTGTGGCTGGATAAACTTTAAGCAACAATAAAAGGAGGACAAAAATGAACAAAGCAACTGTACTTAAATCCGTAACGGCAGTCGTTGGGGCGGGGGTCGCGGCATACTGCGGGCAGCTGGCCGCGCCGGTGCTCGTGCTGCTGTGCATGATGGTGATCGATTACGTCACCGGCATGGTCAAGGCCTACATGACGGCGCAGCTCAGCTCGCGCATCGGCATCAAGGGCATCCTGAAGAAGCTCTGCTACATGGCGATGGTGGCGGTCGGCGCGGGTGTGGATTATCTCCTGCGCGGCGCTCTCGTGCAGGCGGGCATCGACCTG